CATCCGCATTTCATCTGCGGTCAGGTTGTAGCGGTCTTTGTGCTGAACCGCCCAGCGCCAAAAAGCATCGCCGTAGGTCAGTTCTTTACTTTCCGGTTTGGCGTCGGCGGCTGCGCGTTGGCGCGTTTCAGATTCCATTTGCGCGCTGCGGGCGGCGTGCTGCTTCTCCTGCTCTTCCGCTACCTCTGCTGCGAGCATTTCGGTAGTGAGGCGCTCAAATTCCGCATCGGCAGCGTCGTATGCCGCTTGCTGCGTAGGGTCGGTGAATTTTCCGTTTGTTCGTTTGCCGCGTAAATCGGTAATGGTACCCCAAACCTTTGCGCGTTCCTGACGAAGTTGTAAAGCTGTCATTTTAAGTGTTTTTTATATTAAAAGTTGCTTTTGCTGGAAGGCGAAATCGTCATCCGCAATGGCTTGAAAGTCTGTTTCTTCTGTTTCCGCCGCTTCCTTGTCCTCAATCTTAATCATGAGCAACAGTTCCATTGAGCGGGCCGAAAGACCGGCTGTTGCTGTTCCAGGGTAGGCGGGTTCCGACACTGGCCCCATTTCGTATATTTCCTCAAACTTGGTTATTTCCCTGTATGCCATCCCGTCTCGAATACTCCATGTCTCACCGCCTTCGGCAACCGTGAACTGAAAACTTGATCCTTCGGTATCGCCTCTTTTTACTGACTGGAAAACATCTTCGCCCGTTGGGCCGTCTGGCAAATCAGTCTCGTACCATTCGCCAAGCGAATCTGTGCCTGTTCGCATGGTTCCGGCGTTCGTATTGCCCAAAAGTCTATCAGGCTTATGATTGTGCATGCACAGCCGCCTCTTACTGGCAACTGATTTAACCGCCTCAGGCCTTATTACCTCCCTGAATTTCCTGCCGCGCTCATAAAGGATAACGCTGTCGGAATTAAAGACAATCCCATAACCGCGTATTGTGCGCGTCTCCTCGTTCACAACTTTTGCTCGTGTTTCGGGTGCGGTAAAAAACCGTGTTTCTATATTACGCTCCTGGCTGTGGCTCATCTTCTGTGTTTTTATCAGTTGAAGTGTCTCCGGGGGTTTCCGGTTTTTCGGGCGCTTCCGGCGCTTGTATTGTCCCATCTTCGGCTACGTTTGTTGTGCCGGACGGAGCGAAAGGTGTGCTGCCCCACGGCGCATCGTTCATGTTTAGGATTTTGCGCACATCGTTTGGACACATTACAAAGCCTTTCAGCATTTTTTCGTAAAACTCGCCTTGCGATTTCATGTCCCCCCTTAGTAAACCCGAAAGGTCGAAGCGGTGGAAAATAGACCCAGATTGCTTTTCGTCGTTGGTCAGGAGTTTTACGTCGCATTCCTGCTCGAAATTCTGCGCCCACGGGGCAAGGCAATATTTTACAAAACCGTTATCCATCATTTCAATGTTGTTGAAAGTGGAGCGGTCGAGTATATTTATCATGTGAGCGGGTACGCCGAAGATCCGGCAGGATTCGTAAGCCTGAAAAGTGCGTGTTTCATTCAGCGCGGCCTCCTGCGGGTTGTTTTTGACAGGCTGGAACTTCATGCCCGCATCCAAAACCATCGTGCTGCCGACGTTATTAACACCTGCGTATTTCCGGTTTATCTTATCTTCTATTTTTTGTCGGTCGGCAGGAGAAAGTGCGCCGGGATGCTCTACCACTCCGCCGACTGCCGCATTGTTGTGGTAGAAGTTGCCGCCGTAACTTGTTGCGTCAATGGACATATTTATCGACGCACTGAAATTGCTTGCAACGTCAAGACCGCCGTCCCATCCGTCCAAAGTCATGCCCCGAAGGTGTAAAACTTCGTACGGGAACAAAATTTCCTCCTGCACATAAGCGCCCACCCGGCGGTGCCATACATAGTAAATCTTTCCGTTTTCAGACGGATAGATCCAGTAGTCATCCGGCGGCATCCTTTCCAGCGACGCGGCCCGGCCATTCCCTTTGAAAGTGATTTTTGCACACGCATTCCCAAAACAAGCATCGGCAAACATATCCCGACGGAAATTAAAGGCTGTCACAAGTGGCGACGGCTCCAGGGTTTCCATTACATACAGCGGGTGTGTGGTTGCCGGTTCGGCCCCGTTTGGAGTGCGGCGGAACGGCTCGAAAGGAAGAGAAGCAAGGGTTTTGGAAACAACATCTACGGCAGCGTAAATAGACGGTACCGTAAGGGCTTTTTTCCGGGTGACTGTGCCCGACCCCGTAAACATGGCGTTATATTCGGCCCCCCAGGGAGCGTATGCGGCTTGCTGATTTTGTAGGCTGCGCACTTCATTCTCCAACGCGATTTCGCGGGATGTCCTGAGTTGTATATCGAAGCCTAAAACGCGCATGTAGTGTCTTTGCGCCAAAATTAGGCCGAAACGGTATTTTAAAGTGGTAACATTGTTGGCTTTGTGCCAAAACAAAAAAGCCCGCTCACCTTACGGCGGCGGGCACAGCAGAAATTTATACGAATGAAGTTATTTTAGTCAAATACAGCGGCGGTCGGCTTCATGGCAACCGCCGCACGAACGGCGCAATCTTTTGCCTCCAACAATTTTCGTAGGCAGGTTACCGATTCAGCATTTGTTGGAAGTTCGCCGCTCATCAGGTGAGCGAGTTCACAAAAGGGTTTTGATACCAATTGCAGGTGTTCGGGAAGGTGTTTGTACTCGAAAAATTGTAGTAAAAATTCCATATTTAGGTTTGTTTATTTTAAATTCGGATGATACTTCTTTAGCCACCTCCGGCGGGTAACGCAAAACGAACGATAAGACGAATACTTTCTGCGCTTGAACGCTTCAAAATACTCTTCTTCCAACTTTTCATAAGTCTTTCTCCTGTCCTCTGTGTGGATCATAAACAGGTAGTAGCGGCGCATAAAGCCGTCTACTTCGAGTAGGTCAAGGGCGGTGGTTTGTATTTCGATGGTTTCAGTCATGCCTTTACTGTTTTACCGTTCAAAATCCGCTCAATGCTTTCGTGACGTTGGCGGGCGGTAGATTCCAGGTTGTAATGTTGTTGAATTATATCGGCAGACATACCCCAAAGCGTCCGGGCTTGTGCGTAATCTTCCACCCATTTATCTGCCGCGCCGTCCCACCCGGGCTTTCCCGCGTAATTCGTCAGGCATATACCGCCCGACATGGTAGCCTCAAGCCAGGCGATATTTGATTTTGCATCGTTGAACTGATTCTCCACCAACGGCTTCCAAACCCCGTTGAACCGCTCCGCTTTCAATTGATCGAAATACGACACAATGCCGTCGGAATATTCCAAAAGCCGGATGTTTTGGCCGTGGTCAAGCGAAGGCAGGCAGCCCCAAAAAGTCCACTGGGCAGCCTTGTCTTTGATTTGTTCGTACACTTCCGCACCGGCCAAATACACATCTTCCTTTTGGATGTCTTTACCGCGCCACATCCAGCGGCCACGGTCGGGCGCCGGTTCTTTCGGTAAATCTTCGGGCAAAATAGCATTCGGGATAATTTCACCTTTGCCCAGGCAGTCGCATTCGTACAATAACTGCTCGGTACTTACCCAAAAGTAATCGCACATGGAAAATATCTCCCTGGATATGTGGGCGCGGTTGGCGAAGTACATGGACTCCGTGTGGTGCGCGGGCACGTTTGTAATCGCGTCGTCTATGTCCAAAATGAATTTCGCATCGGGGCGAATACCCCGAACGAAGCGCACAAAGTCGAGCGTGTCCTGATCGCTCGGACGTGAAAGGATGAAAATGTCGGAGTACCAAACATCATCCGGCGTGGGCCGCCTGGTTGTTTTAATGTTGTACTTTCCGGGATACAGGTAGCGCATAACCATAAACGGGCGGTACAGTCGCCACCATGTGACGGCGTTGAGGGTTTCGTATTCTCTGATTAGGATGTTAATCATTTTTGGCGCATTTTATAAACCTGAGCAACAAGCAACGCAATATTGGCGGCAATGGCAACAGAAAGCACAGCCAACCATGTAGGCAAAACAAACCAGGCCGAGATAATGGCCCCGATGCAGACGTAACTAATGTCCCGCAAAAATTCTCTGGCAAATTTTATAATTTCCTTCATAGCACCATCAAAATTTCCTCCTCTCGCATGATTAAATAATCCACGCCCTCGTGTGTGATTTCGTGGCCCCGATACGCGCCGTAAAGAACAATGTCGCCCGGGGTGACGGTCATTAAGTTGCCGTCTTTGCCCGGCCCGACGGCAATCACTTCGCCGCGTTGCGGTTTTTCTTTAGCGGTTTCGGGTATAATGATACCGCCTTTGGTTTTTTCCTCGGCGGGGAACGGTTTGATAATTACTCTGTCGTTAATTGGTTGCATATTATAGCCACTTTGGCGGTTTTGTTTCGTTATCGTCTTTGTATTCGCCCCAAAGCGCATAGGCCAGCGCAATCACAATACAGGCAAAAATTATAATTCCTATTCGCATGGCAGGCCGGTTAATTCAGTCCACAGTCTTTGCAAGTACGGTTCACCCTCTACCTGCCAGATTTTGAAACTTTCGGCGTGGTGGTGATCGGGAAAACCGTTTTGAGAAAAGGCAACCATGTAATTTTCCATTTTGCGTTTGAATTGCGGGTATGATCGAAGGGAATAGTGGCGGTAATGGGCCAGTGTCTTAGACTTAACCAATGTCGCAGATTCGGCGACACCCTCAATTATGTGGTTTCCCATGCTGATAGTCATTTCGGGCGTGAGTTTTCCAAAACACTTCCTTTGCGGCTCCTGCCAGGCCTCGGCTCCGTCCGGCAGCACGTTTAAATATGATATTTCAATCCAGCCCTTCCAGTCTGGCTTTGCGCGGCGCTCAAGACCGCGAAGCCATCCCGACAAATCTTCGCCCTTTGGCAACACCAAAAACTCATCTGCATCCGCCGGAAAAATCCAGTCGCAACCGTCGGCCAATGCGCGATTTTTCAGGTCGTTGATGACGCGGCGGCCCGGCCAGTCGGCGGCGGTGTCGTAAGAGATATACCCACCATCATCGTATCGGCGATGAAAATCAAGCGCTATCTCGGTACTTCCGTCTACACTTCCATTGTCGCACAGATAAAAGTGCCGCACTCCAAGATCGTGCCAATGCTCCAGGCATTTGCCCAAAATATCCGCTTCGTCGCGGAACATCATTAAGACGGCTGGTTTCATGCTCCAATGTATTTTAATACGAAACACTGGCCGTTTTGAACTTTTTTGTCGGGTACCTCCACCGCGCACGTCTCCCAATTGGCCCCCCACTCCCGCGTATAAATCCACATCAGCATATTTGCAAACCCCTGCGGCTCCCATCGGGTGTGGTGTTCGTCTGTTTCAACTTCGGGCGCGGGCGTTGTGCCTTCGTGGCGGTCGATCAATTCTTGCAGCGGGGTAATTGGTTTGTCCCGGTCTGATTCCAGCGCATCCCGCAACGGCGCAATAATGAAAATATACTTTGTCGCTACCCGCATCCATTCTTTGATCGCTCCGATCGGATCGTAAAAATGCTCGATCACATGCGAGGAAATGACAAAATCGTAGGACTTATCCGGGAAAGGTAATTGGTTACCGGGCGCGACCACATCCACGGGCATTACTTCGCCGCATAGTCGGATTTGTTCATCGGCGTAGGGCTTGAATGCGGGGTCTGTATGGCTTATCCGGTCGACGTTGATCGTGTCCAGGCCAAACGAATTGTGCAGGGCGCCGCCGACTTCCAGGCCCACAAAGCCGTCAAGCAGTTCGTGGGCAAGGGCGGATTCGGGGAAAAATTTAGATGATCGTATTGGCATTGTTGCTTTTTTGATAAAATAATGGCGCCGCAGAAGGTTCGCCGTCAACATATACTTTGGTTTCAATAAAAGGGCGGCCATTAAGCATAGTAGCCCTTATTCTTTTCTCGTACCCGTATTCGTTTTTAAAGACGGCCCAACCGTCTATTTCCCCAGAATACTTTATTGTAAGATGCTCGGCAGGGTGGTTCATTGAAAGTATGTCCCTATTGCGCAACTTAATGTAGTTGACATACTTTTTAGGGAGAGTGGGCGCAATCTCAGTAACTACCCCTCCGTCTAATACTGTTGGGTAAAAAATGCCGCACCCTATATCCACTTTACCGTTTTCCATTTTTTTACAATCTTAAAAGTTGAGAATCGTCCTCCAGCAAATAAGAAGAAATCACCGGCTCCTGCCTGTCTGTTAACCATTGCCCTATGGCGTTGAGCGTGGCGGCGATAAAGTCGATTTTATCAGCGCTTGCGCCCTTGCTTGGTAGATGGTTTTGGTTTCTATCGTACTGCATTACTATGTTTGACATCATCCACCGCGCTACCGGGTTTCCGTCGTGCAAAACAACCTCTACCTTATTTCCTTCCGCCGCCATCTTTTCCGCATATTCAGGGTTTGCGCCCCATACCGTTCTTTCAAAGTGTTGCGCGGGCGGCCCTAATTCGCCCCAGGATTGTTGGTAAATCTCCATAGTTATGCCCGCTTCAATCAATCGGGGTGTTAGCCATGCCGAATATTTACTATCATAAGCAATTGCGCGAAGGCGAAGCGGGGTAATAACCTTCATTATATCCTCAAAAATCACATTGTAGTCGGTAACATTCCCGCTTGTGGCTTTTAAATATCCTTCATCCGCCCACTGAGACAAATACGGCCTGTTTTTCTTGGTTGTTTCGAGCGCCGCTTCGGGTATCCAAAAATAGGGAATAATAACATATTTTTGGCCCTCTTTGGCAGGTGGAAAATAAAGCACAAAAGAGTTAAAATCCTTTGTGTTCGCTAAGTCAAGCCCGCCCCAGCATTGCCGCAATTTCAAATCCTCCCAGTCTATCGCCCCTGCGCATTGCATCCACTCTGCGTCTGTTACCCATCCATCCTGTGAAGCAAATTCTTCATTCAGGTTTTTAACCCTGAAATCTACCTCTTTCGTTATGCCTTGGGTGCCGATCTTATTGTACTCAGTCATCAGGGTGTCAACCGACAAACAATAGCCAATCCCTGGATTAACTTTTTTCCAAACCTCCGTATCCTCCCAACTGTCCCCCTCATCCATTTCATAAATAAACGGGAGAAGTTCATCATTTTCAACTATGCCCGAAAGCATATTTTTACATCCTCTCAAAAATTGGCTGTTTGGGCCGTTAGGTAGGTAACCCCCGGTTGTAATGATCCACGTCAAAGGGTCGGGTGTTTTTACCATGCCCGATTCCATTTTGTTCATCAAGTCATCGTTCGGCCATTCGTGGTATTCATCGCAGATAATATACGAGGGGTTCAAACCGTCTTTGCCTTTTGAATCCTGTCCGATATACCCAACCCATGACAGCCCTTTTTTTAGCGAGATCCGGGACGAGGTTTTTCCCTCTGGGATATCCAAAATGCTGGAAAGTTCGGGGTAGTCTATTACCATGCTTCGCAGCATTTCCCTTTGCCTGTCCCATCCGATTTTGGCCTGGTCTTTATTCATAGCCAGCCAGTAAACTTCCGCGTCTCCCTCTTCAAACAAAAAGCCAATCGTCGCCACATTTACAAGGTTCGCCGTTTTGGCGTTGCCCCTGGGTACCTTGCAGTATATTTTTCTAAACCTTCTGCCCCCGCCCTTTCGCCTCCACCCGTAAGCCAAATAAACCAGCGCCGCAAACCAGGGCATAATCTCAAACGGTTGTCCGGTCTTTACCCCTTTCGAGTAGCGGAACATTGAAAAAATCCGCAAAATATTTTCTGCCTCCTCTTCGTCAAAATAGAATTTCCAATCTTTTTCGAGGTCTGCAAAATGCCTATCTATGGCTAATTTTATCCAATTACAGGATAGGATTTCGCCGGAGCGAACGCCGTTAATGTAGGTTTTCGCGGATTCGGTCATATTGCCTTTTTACTTCCGCCCTTTACAAAATCCAAAATTGATGCCTGTTTTTTGTGTTCGTCTTTCGGGGTAACTTTAATACCCATCCGGGCGCGGGGATTAAACCCGAACCTGTCTGAAATACTGGAAACGATTTTCCAAGCGTCGTTCATTGCAACCGTCGGGGTTTTGAAAATCCGTTTTTCTTTTTCGGTTTCAGACGGCGGATTCATTGCCTCGGCCAATGCCGCTTTGTACACAAACCAGGCGCAAACATACATTTCGATCAAATCCATGTCGGCAATGTCGTATGTACCAATGCGTACAATATGCCCCCTGACCTCCAGCCACTTTTCCCGGTGCTTTTTGTCAAAGTATTCGGGAGGTTTGGCGGGTATTTCGGTAGGTTCTATGTGGTTTTCCATACGGTTTTTGTGCCTCGACAGTTCGATGGTTCCCGCTTTTTTATGCTCTGCTGTTGTCTTTATGTTGTGTCCGCCTCTCATAGGTGTGAAACTTTGTTTGCTGCGTATGTATGCACATAAA